ACTGAAACGAATTCTAATTTTAATAAAGGTGATGAAGATGTTATATGAAGGTGATGCTGTACCAGCTGTAAGTTTCAAATTTAGAGAAGAGGGTGAGTTTGTCAGTAAGACATCTTATGATCTCTTTGCTAATAAAAGAGTAGTATTATTTGCACTACCTGGNGCATTTACTCCTACTTGTTCTAATCTTCAGCTACCAGGCTTTGATGAGCTGTATGAAGATATGATGGACTATGTAGATGAGGTGTATTGCCTATCTGTTAATGATCCATTCGTTATGAAAGCATGGGCTACTCATCTTGGTATTAAGAATGTTAAGATGTTACCTGACGGTTCATGTGACTTTACATACTCAATGGGTATGGCTGTTGCTAAAGATAATCTCGGCTTCGGAATTAGAAGCTGGAGATATGCTGCTGTTATTGAAAACGGCTTGCTTGAAAAGATGCTAGAAGAAGAAGGTCAAGAGGATGATCATCCTGCTGATCCATTTGAAGTATCGTCTGCTGAGAGTGTTTTAGAATACTTACGCACTAACTCCTAATCGGAGATATTATATTATGTTAAATGGTGAGAATTTTCTCTGGGTTGAAAAGTACCGTCCTGCGAAAGTAGCTGATACGGTACTCCCTTACGAACTAAAGACTGTGTTCCAGCAGTTTGTAGATCAAAATAATGTTCCTAATCTAATCCTTTCAGGTGGTCCTGGCGTAGGTAAAACTACTATCGCTAAAGCTATGCTGAATCAATTAGACTCAGACTTTATAGTTATTAACGGATCTCTTTCTGGTAATATTGATACATTAAGAAACGATATAATGCAATTTGCATCTAGTGTTAGTTTCTCTGGTGGTCGTAAATATGTTATACTAGATGAAGCTGATTACTTAAACGCTAACTCTACTCAGCCTGCTCTTAGAAACTTTATGGAAGAGTTCTCTAAGAACTGTGGCTTTATTTTAACTTGTAACTATAAGAATAGAATTATAGCTCCCTTGCATAGTAGATGTTCTGTTATTGACTTTGATATTAAGTCACAAGAGAAGCCTGCTTTAGCTATGGAGTTCTTTGAACGAGTTAAACTTATACTTACTACTGAGAATATTATCTATGATGATAAAGTAGTTGCTGCTTTTATACAAAAGCATTTCCCAGATTGGAGACGTGTACTGAATGAACTTCAGAGGTACTCTGCTACTGGTAGAATAGACTCTGGTATCTTAGCTGACTTACAAGAAGTATCTATTAAAGAGCTTACTGAGTATATGAAGAATAAAAACTTTACTGGTGTACGTAAGTGGGTAGCTGAGAATATTAATAATGACTCATCTAGAATCTTTCGTAAGTTTTATAATGTAGCTAATGATATATTTGCTAAGGGTAGTGTACCTCAATTAGTTCTTATACTAGCTGACTATCAATATAAAGCTGCCTTCGTAGCCGATCATGAATTAAATATGTCAGCATGCTTAGCTGAAATTATGGTGAACTGTGAGCTCAAATAAAGATACACAAGTGGCTGCTGTAGTCGATAAATATTTACATAGAGAAGAGGTAGGGTTTAAGAAGTATAATACTAACTTAGATCGTACTGATCTTACTCTTGATGAGTGGCTAACACACTTACAAGAAGAGTTAATGGACGCAACTGTTTATATAGAGAAGCTAAAAACAGAACTAGGTCATCGTCAGCTTCTTGGATTATTAAAGGAGCCGAAATGAGTATAGTAAGTACATCAACACATAGCGTTAAGTATGTTTCATCGCACTTCCGTACATGGAGAGAAGCAATGCTTAGAGCTAGGTCACTCGGTCATAACTGTCCACCTGATACAACGTTAGGACAATTTTTAGAGTATATAAAGAAACATGGCACCGAAACTAACTAACGAAGAACTCCTTAAAAGAAATATAGCTGAGCTGCAAAGCCAGTTAAGTGCTGCTTATATAAGAATAGAAGCACTCATTAGAGAAAAAACATTACTTGAGCGCAAATTAGATCGTGCTACTTCTCCTGACATATGTTATCATGATGATGATGAGTTTTGTGTTGTATGTGAAGTAACTATTGACGGCGAAGAATTAAACCTATGAAACCTTTTGACTTCTTAAATTCTATATCTTATAAGAAAAATTATATTATGCATTCTGAAGTAGAAGAGAAAGAGTATATACCATTTTTAACTAACAGAGGATTATCATACTACCCTGATACTGTGTTGCATGCGAACGAGATGAACATGAGAACATCTATAGATAACAAGCTCGCATATGACTATCTCATAAATATTGTCAGACCTCGAAAGAGGTTTAGCAAGTGGCACAAGGCCGCTAATAATAATGAGGTGAGTTTAATTACACAATATTATAATTGCAGTGAGAGCAAAGCTGAAGAGTATCTAAAAATTCTATCGCAATCACAGCTTGATATAATATGTAATTCAGTATCAAAGGGACAGAATGAACAATCAAGTAGAGAAGATGGTAGAAATCCTTCTTAAGAAAGATGATGATTTTCTTAAAATCAAAGAGACATTGACGCGCATAGGTGTGGCGTCTAAAAAAACAAACACACTATACCAATCATGCCATATATTGCACAAGCAAGGTAAATACTATATTGTGCACTTTAAAGAGCTGTTTGGACTAGACAATAAACCACATGACTTTACAAAGGAAGATGAAGGCAGAAGGAACTGCATTGCTAAACTATTAACTGAATGGGGACTATTAACTCTAGTCGATCCAGCTAAGATAGTTGAGCCAATGGTACCTGTTTCTAAAATTAAAATCATTCCTCATAAAGAAAAGACTTCATGGGAATTAGTTGCTAAGTACAATATTGGTAAAAAGATAAATTAAATTATGCAAGTATACACTCCTGATATAAACATCAAGGAGTATGATAGTGAGATGATTAAAAAGTTTGGTAAGAAATTACCTAACTATAATATCACTATACTCCGTGATCAAGACTTACACGAATCAGATATCGTACGTATAACAAATACGATCGGTAATGTTATGAACCCTAAAAGGTTTTATATGCATCCAGAGTATCCTGGTCTATTCAGAGTTACCAATAAGAGAGTTGAAGGCGAAAAGATTGGCATCTTTGCTGATAAAGAGCTGGGGTGGCATTCCAACGGTAACGGCAGGAAGCTCATCGGAGATGAGGCATGTGTAGCTCTCTATTGTGTTAAGCCTGGCGATGATTCTATTACTAGTTTTGTTGACATGAGACAAGCCTATGACGATTTACCTACTGAGGTTAAATATCGTCTCGATAATACAGTCTGTAATTATCAATTCAAAAACAATACATTTTATAACTTAGATCCTGACGATAAAGAACTCGTTATGTTTGATACTAAAAAGTTATATCCAGAAGGAGTATGGAAACCTTTAGTACATACTCATCCCTATAATGGTGATAGAGCTCTATTCTTCTCTTACCATTACATACAAGGCGGCTTAGATAAAGACACATATAACTTCTTAATGGAGTGGTGCTTTCAAGATAGATATGTTTATCATCATGAATGGGAAGCAGGTGACTTAGTCTTTATGGACCAATGGAATAGTTTACATAAACGTAATGAAGTAAAAGGAGATCGATTGCTTTATAGAATATGCTTAGACTATAATGGTTCATACGGAAAGAAGGTAAGACCTTTAAGAAATAAAAATCAAAATAATAGTTGACTTTCTCTCTCGTTAGGTTATAATAATTGTATAATTTAAAAAAAGGAGTAGATTATGAAACTTATTATTCAAACCCAGTACAAAGAAAACTACGGCGATGAGCAGAACCCTCATTGGAAATTCAAAGGTGGTTCTACTTATGTAGTAGAAGATATCACTGGTCCTCAAGCTCTCAGAATTGAGAGAGATGGTATACCAACTCTAATTAGTATGTTAGAGTATTATGGTACAGGCTCAGAAGAGTATATTACAGACTATCACGTTGGTGAGAATTCTGAAAAGGTCTGCGATGACTGGGATACACCTATCATGCTTAAGTACTCTGATAAGAAATGGTCAGCTCTTAAGTTTACTTTCAATGGTCCAGATGGATGGATGAACTCTAAGATTCATGCTAAGTCTGAGCAATGGGACTTACAACCTCAGAGTGAAAGATGCAACTATGAATGTCAATATAAGATTGACAATGGTTGGTTCGATCATAGATCAGAGCAGCTAAAGACTGAATTAGCTGCTTGACTTTTCCGAAAGGATGCCTATATATAATACGAGTGCCAGAATACTGGGCTCGTATTTAACTTGCTTTAATTAAAGGAGATAACAATGACAAGCATAGACCTATTGTCCCGTTTCGGGACTTTCTCAGTTGGTTTCGATCAACTATTCACAGAGCTCGAAAGAGCAAAACATGTAAGTAATTCTAATTACCCACCTTATAATATTATAAAGGTTGATGATGAGAACTATATTATTGAACTAGCAGTAGCTGGATTCAAAGAAGAAGATATAGCACTTACACTCACTGAAAATAAGCTAACAGTATCAGCTGAAACTAAAGATAAATCAACATCTGAATATTTACATAAAGGATTATCTAGTAGAGAATTCTATAAAGATTTTATTCTTAATACAGATGTAGTTGTGCAAAGAGCTGATATTATTAATGGTGTTTTACAAATACAACTTACTCATATGATACCGGAAGAGCTTAAACCTCGTACGATTGAAATTGGTAAAGATGTTTCTGTAAAAACCTTCTTAGCTGAGTAAAATAACTTAAATCATTTGCGAAAAGGTGTGCTTACGTGCACCTTTTTATTATAAATATACATGATATTTAATTATATCATTTGTTTATTAATATAAAAACTGGAGATACCATGACCACAGTAACATTAGTTACGAAGAGCATGGTAAATAAAATTGAAAACCTAAAAGATAATGATGTCATATGTCATGTCTGTGAAGTCGTAAAAATTAGTTTACTGCTTGCTCTTCCGTTCGCTTTGCCTGTATTCACTATAATTGCCTCTGCAAGATAGAGGAGTATAGTATGAAAAATGTAATAATATCATTTATGCTTTTGATGGCTGTTATAGCCGATGTCAATGGAGCTTTGAGAGCTCTTAGACAAATCGAAACCTCAAAAATAATTATTGTTTTATGAAACAAGAAAAAATATTACAAGTTGTTAACCTCTCACCCAGTGAAAGCTGGGTTGAGAAGTTAGTTGAAGTCCATCCAATGAGACAGATATTCTGGGCAAGTATAATTCAGTTAGTTGTATTTGGTTTTATGTTAGTATCTTTTAAAGTAATTAGCTTTTTAACATAGGCCCACGATATCAAAACATATAAATACACACATAAATATTTCTATTAGGAGAAATTAATGGCTATAATAAACGACATTTTAGACCAAGAGCTTATGGCTCTTAACGACAACGTGGCTGTCTCTGAAGCTGATAGAAATTCAGCTATCGCAGAAGCAGACGCAGCAATATCTAATTGGGCTTCAGTCCCATCAATCTGGCAGCATGCACTTAGTTGTGTAGCCCATTTTGATACTTTAACAGCAGCTGAAATTGCAGCAGCAGTAGATAGCGATCATGCAGCAATGTATTCAGCAATCGAAGCTCATGGCGCAGGAATTACTGACGCTCAGAAAGCAGAGCTTAAAGGCAGATTAGAATTAATCGAATTCGCAGATAACATTTCACATAGTTAAACCTTGAACGCGGTCCTAGGATCGCGTATAATACGATTGTATTAATTTATTATGGTTAACTTATTGTGAAGTTTTATACTAATGTTCAGCTTAGAGGATCGAAGATCCTTCATAGAGGCTACGAGAACGGCGAGCGATTCAGCTACGAGGAACCTTGCCGTCCTTATCTTTTTACCGGCCCGGTAAGACAAGAAACTGGTTATACTACTCTTGACGGTAAGTCTGTCATGAAGAAAGAGTTCGATAACCCTCACTACGCTCAAAAATATATTCAAGAAAATAAAGACATAGCTGGTAAAGCTGTTTATGGTTTACCTATGTTTGCTTATACTTATATTAATGATAACTATACTGAAGAAACTATTGAGTATGATGCTACGCAAGTAAGGACTGTTTATATTGATATCGAGGTTGCTGCTGATGAAGGCTTCCCTGATATAATGAAAGCAGATAAAGAGATTACTGCTATTACTTTAGAGTTCAATAACAATATTGTTGCTATTGGATGTCAACCTTATACACCTAAAGAAGATAACATTAAGTATATTCAATGTAACGATGAAGCTCATCTACTGATGAAGTTTTTAGATTGCTGGCGTGCTATTGACCCTGATGTTGTATCAGGATGGAATGTTGAGTTCTTTGATATACCTTATATTGTTAATAGAGTTACTAATGTCATAGGTGAAGACTTTGCTAAGAAGCTGTCTCCCTTTAATGCTCTAAGGGAAAGGACTGTACATATAGCAGGACGTCCTAATCAAGTATTTGATCCGTTAGGCGTTTCTATCTTAGACTATATGCAATTGTATCGTAAGTTTACTTTTGTAATGCAAGAGTCATATAGACTAGATCATATTGCTCACGTTGAGTTAGGTGAACGTAAACTGGATTATGCTGAGCATGATAGTCTATTCGATCTTTATAAGCATGATTGGGAAAAGTTTATTGACTACAATATTCAAGATACTGTACTAGTAAAAAGACTAGATGAGAAACTTAAACTAATAGATCAAGTATTAGCGATCGCTTATGATGCTAAAGTTAACTATCAAGATACATTTACGTCTGTAAGGATGTGGGATCTTATTATACATAACTATCTACTTAATCGTAATATAGTTGTACCTCAGTTTAAGCATAAAGATAAAGAGAGAGCTGCTGAAGGTGCTTATGTTAAAGACCCTCAAGTAGGTATGCATGACTGGGTTGTATCATTCGATCTTAACTCTCTATACCCTCATTTAATTATGCAGTATAATATATCTCCTGAAACGTATGAAGGTAAGATTGGTTATGCTCCTAGTATGGAAGATATACTAGACGGTGCTTATAGTAAAGTAATACAAAAAGCTAAAGATAATAACTGTACTATATCAGCTAATGGTGATATGTATACTAGAGACTTCGAAGGCTTCTTACCTAAGTTAATGCGTAAGATGTATGACGATAGAGTTGTATGGAAGAAGAAGATGATTCAGCATCAGAAAGATTATGAGAAGAATCCTTCTAACGAACTCTCTAATAAAATATCTCAAGCTTATAATATGCAGATGGCTAAGAAGATTCAACTTAACTCAGCTTATGGTGCGTTAGGTAATGAATACTTTAGATGGCATGATATGGATAATACTGAATCGATTACTAAAGGTGGTCAGTTATCTATTCGTTGGGCCGAGAACGCTATCAATAAATTTTTAAATAAAACTCTAGGAAGTGAAAATGAAGACTACGTCATCGCAATCGACACGGACTCTCTATACATTAATATGGCACCGCTTGTACATAAAGTCTTTCCAGACGGCGCTGAAACTGGAAAGATCATCGATTTTCTTGATAAGTCCTGCGCTGAAATTATTGAACCGAAAATTGAAAAAAGTTATGGAGAGCTTGCGACCTATGTAAATGCTATGGAAAATAAGATGGTCATGGCTAGAGAAAATATAGGTAATAAAGCTATATGGACTGCTAAGAAAAGATATATCATGAACGTCTTTGACTCAGAGGGTGTACGTTACGAGAAGCCTAAGATGAAGATGATGGGTATCGAAGCTGTTAGATCTTCTACTCCTGCTGTTGTACGTAAGTATATTAAAGATGCTCTTGATGTTATTATAACTAAAGACGAAGCAGCTATTATTGACTTCATTGCTAAGCATAGAGAAGAGTTTAGAAAGTTATCTTTTGAAGATGTAGCGTTCCCTAGAGGGTGTAAAGGTCTTGAGAAGTATTTTGATGCATCGCAGATCTATAGAAAAGGTACTCCTATTCATGTTCGTGGTGCGTTAATGTATAACCATATGCTAAATAAAAATAAGATAGATAGATTCCAGCCAGTACAGAACGGCGATAAAGTTAAGTTCTGTTACCTTAAGGTACCTAATCCATCGAGAGAGAACGTCATAGCTTGTCCTAATCAGCTTCCGACAGCGTTAGGTCTTAATCAATATATAGACTACGATATGCAATATACGAAATCGTTTGTTGATCCTATGAAAACTATTCTTGATGCTATTGGTTGGGAAATAGAACATAGAGCGACATTGGAGGATTATTTTGGCTAACACATCAAACGTATACAGCTTTGACTTCGGCTTTTCAGCTATGGATGCTGATGAATTAGAAGTTGTACAAGCCGCTAAACAAAGCGCAGAGACAGCAACAGCTTCATCATCTGAATTAGAAGAAAGAGTAGAAGCATTATATGGTATGGTTCAACCATTGCTAAACAACCTTAAAAAGAACCCATCAAAGGATTATATTTACTGGCCTGATAGGTTAGGTAAGATTGAAGAGTTCTCTGATGCATTAGATAAAATATATAAGGGTTGATTCTTATCCTAATATAAGTTATAATAAAGTATAATAGAAAACCATTCGGAGTTTATAATGAGCGATTTTTTTCGTGGCCTAGTTGAAGATATTAAAGATGAAGATACCGTAATAGCAGCAGACGGTCTAGGAAGTGCTGAGTATACTGGGTCAATCGATACCGGTTCTTATATGTTAAATGCTGTCCTATCTGGATCTATATATGGCGGCGTGCCTAATAATAAAATTAGNGCCTTTGCTGGTGAGTCAGCTACTGGTAAGACTTTCTTTGTACTAGGTATTATTCAAAAGTTTTTAAAAGATAATCAGGATGCTGGTGTTGTATTTTATGATACTGAGGCTGCTGTTACTAAAGATATGATGGAGTCAAGAGGTATAGATACTAGTAGAGTAATCTTAGCCGAACCAGATACTATTCAATCATTTAGACATCATGCTCTTAAAATGATCGATGCTTATAGCTCACAACCTATTGATAAACGACCTCCTATGATGTTCGTACTTGATTCATTAGGTCTTACTATCTACTACTAAAGAGATGGAAGATACTGCTGAGGGTAAAGAGACAAGGGATATGACTAAGGCTCAGATTATTAAAGCTACATTTAGAGTACTTACTCTTAAGCTTGCTAAAGTTAAAGTTCCTATGCTAGTTACTAATCATGTTTATGATGTCGTAGGAGCATATGTACCTATGAAAGCAATTGGCGGTGGTAGTGGTCTTAAGTATGCTGCTTCTACTATTTGTATGTTAGGTAAGAAGAAAGATAAAGAAGGTACTGACATAGTTGGTAACATTATTAAGTGTACTACATTTAAGTCAAGACTATCAAAAGAGAATAAGAAAGTAGAAGTTAAGCTTTCATATGAAACTGGCTTAGATAGATACTATGGACTATTAGACCTTGCTGAGAAGTATGGATTAGTTAAGAAGGTATCTACTAGAATTGAGATGCCTGATGGGTCAAAAGTATATGCTAAAGCAGTATATAGTAACCCTGATAAATATTTTACCGAAGAGTTCTTAGCTCAGCTCGACTTAGCAGCTAAAAAAGAATATCAATACGGGAGTGAAGAAGATGAAGGACTTATTTCCGATACCAATGTTGACGGAGCAGTCGAGTCTTAACTTAGAAGAAATTCGACAAAGCATCTTATCATTACGTAATAGTAAATCCCCTGACAAGACTAACTATACTTCATTCTATGATGAAGATGGATTAGTGGGTGTTAAACATAAGGAAGATATAATAAATGAAATCCTCAAATTCGCGAAAGGGTATGTTGGGACTTGTCTCGATACTAACCCGGACCTCGCTGCTAAACTTGATGCTGATGGCATTCAGGCATGGTATAATGTCTACAGTGAAGGTATTCACCACTGTTGGCACGACCACGGTAGAAGTTTACTTTCGGGTACTGTTTATATCTACACTGATAGTGATTCTAGTCCTTTCTTGATCCGAAGCCCGTTCTACGCTATAATCAAAGGGTGGGCAGGCGGTGAAGGCTTCCTTAATAGATGGGAGCAAGAGCAAAAGTTTAACCCTAAAAGCGGCGACTTGTTTATATGGCCTGGATGGTTGGAGCATAGTGTTCCTGAGCAAAAAGCTACCGATGAACCGAGAATATCAATCTCATTTAATGCGTCTTTTAAACGATGATAGAAAAAACTATAATAAGTAACCTAGTATTTAACGATGAGTATACTCGTAAGTGTATACCTTTCCTTAAAGCTGAATACTTTAGTAACATAGTAGAGAAGAAACTCTTTAATTGTATTGCTGAGTATCATGAAAAATATAACCTATGTCCTAGTCAGGACGCTTTAGCTATTGAGATGTCTAATACAGGCGGAATGTCTGATGATATAGCTCTAGAAGCTGATACCTATATTAAAGAACTTAAACCCTCTGAAGAGAAAGATACTGAGTGGGTAGTAGATAGTACTGAGAAGTTCTGTCAAGAGAAAGCAGTCTATAATGCTATCATGGATGGTATACAAATTTTAGATGGTACTACTAATGAAGATAAAGGTGCTCTACCTCAGATGCTATCCGATGCTTTATCTGTATCGTTTGATAATCATATCGGGCATGACTTTATTGATGATGCTGAAGAGCGATTTGACTTCTATCAGAAGAAAGAAGTTAAGGTACCTTTTGATATAGATTATCTTAATCGTATCACTCAAGGCGGTTTAAATAGAAAGACTTTAAATATAGCTATGGCTGGTACTGGTGTAGGTAAGTCTCTCTTTATGTGTCACTGTGCTGCTGCTAATCTAATGCAAGGCCTTAATGTATTATACATTACTATGGAAATGGCTGAAGAGCGAATAGCTGAGCGTATAGATGCTAACTTACTTAATACTACTATTGATGAATTAAAAATGCTACCTAGAGAAGCCTATCAGAAGAAGATGGGTAGAGTATCTTCTAAGACTAGCGGTAAACTTATTGTTAAAGAGTATCCTACTGCAGGCGCTCATGCTGGTCACTTTAGACATTTACTTCAAGAGCTTAAAATTAAGAAGCAATTCATACCTGATATAATCTATATTGATTATCTTAATATATGTATGAGTGCTAGAGTTAAAGGTGCAAGTGCTAACTCATATACTATTGTTAAGTCTATTGCTGAAGAGCTTAGAGGCTTAGCTGTTGAGTTTAATGTACCTATTGTATCTGCTACGCAGGTAACTAGATCTGGTTATACATCGTCTGATGTTGGACTAGAAGATACTTCTGAATCGTTTGGACTACCTGCTACTGCTGACTTTATGTTTGCTATGATAAGTACTGAAGAACTAGAAGACTTAGCTCAGATATTATTTAAGCAGTTAAAGAATAGATATTCAGATCCTAATTATAATAGACGATTTGTAGTTGGGGTGGATAGAGCGAAGATGAAGCTTTATGATGTAGAGCAGACTGCTCAGGATGATTTGGTTGAAGATACGCCCGTCTTTGATAAGACGGACGCTGGTAAGGGCTTAGTGAGTAAGTTTAACGACTTTATCTAAGCGACCAGACTTCATTAATTTGTGAAATGAATTCCAAATCTGTATCATAGTAGCTCCTAGTATATAAATACTATATATAATATATATAAGACCGAGGAATTAAAGATGGATGAGAAAGTACAGATGCTTATCAAAGTATGCCCAGAAGTTAAGAAAGACTTCAAGCATGCATGTAAAGCAAACGATACGTCTGTGTCTCGCGAAGTGAGAAGATTTATGAAAGCATATATCGAAATGAATGTCTCACATCCTGATACATCAAATGATGCTGCGTAACTATAGTATAATAGTACCATTTTCAGGTGGAGTTGAATCAACAGCATTAGTATATCATTTAAAGAAGAATGGATATGAACCTTATTGCTTTCATATTAAATCTAATCCTGGAGAAATAAATACTATACAACAAAAAGCTAAACTGCTTGGAGTTGAAGTAACAACTATACATACTGATTATAATCCTGCTTCAGGCTATTTGTTTAATAGGGAAGCGTCACACGAGCATTATAAAAAGACATTTAATTATAATGGCTTTCCTCCAATGCATCAGCAATGGGCAACAATAGCTTTTAACTTAGCTATTACTAATATAGTTCAAGCTGTTTACTTTGGTCATAATGGTGGTAAACTAACACCTAATGATACAGCAGGAGATAGCTTCCATGAGTTTGGTGAAGCACAGTACGAGGGTTATGTTAAAGCAGCTGCAACAGTTGATTTATCTCTCTCTTTTAAAGCACCTCTTGCCCATCTTAGTAAACAAGAACAATATCAAATGTTACCTGATCAATTAAAGAAGCTTATTTACGTATGCTTTGAAGGTAATAAGAAGCATTGTATGAAATGCTCAAAGTGTAATGAACTAAAAGCAATATGTACTGAGGAACAATTACAATATTATGTCTAAGAACTTTATACAAATAATACCTGAAGCAATCTCAAGACAAGATTGTAAGGATATTATAGCAGCGATTGAAACAAAATCAGAATACTTCGCACCTGATGTCGAAAGACCAAAAGGAATATTTGTTGATAATAATGATCACAGAAATGATATAAGTATCTTTCCTGTTAACTTTCAATCATTAGAGCCTGCAACCGATTTAATATGTGATGCTATTAAGGCTAATAAGCCTGATGACTGGGAAGGTAATAATGAGCATTGGCATCACTTAGAACATATTAAGTTTCAAAAAGCAAACCCAGGTGGAGGTTTTACAGGCTTACATACTGAGCAAGGTAATTCAGAATTATCCAGTTCAAGATTTATGGTATGGATGATATATTTAAATGATGTACCTGAAGGTGGTAGGACAATATTCCCTCAGCATGATATAGAATTTAAGCCTGAAGCCGGCTCATTAATTTATTGGCCAGCAGCCTATACACACTACCATGCTAGTACACCTGACTTAAAGAGTGTTAAGTATATCGCTACAGGATGGTTTAGTTATAGCTCTGATTCTAGGATCTTTCATTTTGGAAAAGAGTTGCAATCTGGAGATTAAGTAAGATATAATAATGTATATTAATTTTACGGTGATATTATGAACAAATTATATACNATACTACTCTGCNTTTTAATTACGGCTTGCGGAGGTGGAGGCGGTGCATCTTTAGCAGTATTAGAAGTTGCCCCTCAAACTAGTCCTCCTTCTACTAGCTATTGGCTTTATGGTAAAGCTATTGATGGTTATATTGACGGTGCTAATGTCTTTATTGACTTTAATTGGAACCTAGTTCAAGATGCTGGAGAGCCAACTGCATTAACTGATGCTGAAGGTACATATTACTTCACGAATGATAGTAATCAATTCGGTGGTATAAATAATATAACAGTCGCTTGTGCTAGATCAAGACCTGTTGTTGTAAATGTTCCTGTTGGTGCTGTTGATACGACACGAGGATATATCGATACTGCTTTTGATATGTATCTTATACCTACTGAAAGAGGAAGTGATGTTCTAACTAACATACCCTCACGTGGTAATATATCACCATTCACTGGAATATTTCTGGAGTATATAAATGAAGCTAAAAGTGCCTACAATAACGTTTCAGTCAGTGTGGCAGAAGGCTGTGGGTCTGATGCCGACAACATCGCAAGTTATGTATTTTCTAAAACGGCTGCTTTCGAGTCTGACCTCTATAACAATTATGGTATTACTTTCGATGACCTTTATTCTGATTTCATTGCTAGTGATAATGCTGAATGGATTAGCCGCGCTGAAACTATCGTTGACTTCCTCCAACTCTTAGAACCCTTACGAACTGACCTTGATACTGTATTAGAAAATATGGTCGGTGAAGCTATGCCAAGTTCATTATATATCTCAGATACTGCAATAGGTCAGGTTATAGATAACGCGGAGCTAAACGCGCTGGCCTTTAATATGCGCGCTCACTTCACAGGAGCAGATATAGGTGGATGGTCTAACTATTTTCTTCTTAATACTTCTGAAACTACTTTGAATAGAAGTGATGGTACTTTAGGATCTGGATATACTCCCACATATAATAATTTAAAGCAGCATGCTGCTTCTTATAGAGCTGATATTGGTGGTGTAAGTACTACTAGTGTAGTTGACTATATAACTAGCTATGTTATAAGAGAGGAAATAAAAGATGGTATTTGTGCTAATGATTATACTCTTAAATATTTTAAAGAAGATGCTACGTATGTAACTGAGTATAATATATCTCATCATAACGGCTTAAGTTATGAAGCTTATTGTAATGTAGCTGATCTTCCTACTAACGTTAATGTAGAGTTCACTCAGAAAAAAGATAATAGAAATGATCACTATAGTTATACTTTTAGTGTAGACCCTGGGGTCTCCCAGATTCTCCCTAACGTACCCGTTGTTTATTCGGATATAGACTATAACGGTACACTTGGTACAATACAAGGCATAGTACTTACGTACGATGAAATAGATGGTTATCAGACTTTACTACAACCTAATGAGTATATGTCTGTAGCACGTACATTAGTAGACGGTAGTAATATTACTGAGAAGCTATACTTTGTATATCCTACTTATACACAATGCATACATAGAACATATGATGGGTCAGCCTGGACTACTGTTGACTCAGGGACTACGAACGCTTACAATAATTGTAGAGAGTTTATAACTAATTTTTACGGAGAATAATATGAGCGTACTAATGAAAGACGTAATGGAAGAAGGTATTATAGATGAACTATATGATCTCGATAATGCTGGTGATCTAAAGCTGGATCAAAGAATAAATGAATACGGTATAGAGCATAACCTTCATGCTGATGACGATAGGGATACTATTATCCAAGGTATCGGCGAAGAAGAGATAGAGCTTTGGGAAAATGCGCTTAGTTGAGTTTTCGAATGAAAATGGAATAATATTACTGGATAGATCTCCCGATGGGATAAAAAGGTATGTTATTGAAGATCAATCTAGTACTAGAGTATTTAATTCCTTATGGTATACTCTAGATCAAGTCAAGGATATTTTAAATGTCAAAGACGGTAACTAAAAAAGGTTTTATTGCCTTTTGTAATTATCTATTACCAGCCGTCAAAGATGGGCATATAGGTGATAAAGAATGGGCTAGAGCTGCAATGCTTGCTTTTGGTGATCTTGCGTCTATTCCTTCTGGATTAGTATCAAAGAAGTTATTATGGACTCATGAGCCGACTGGACGTACATATAGAAAGTCTAAAGTAACGCATGAGCATTTTAAAACTAGAACTAAAACCTGTAGAGAGATCGTTGGTGTATATTTAAGAGATGAATTAACTCAAGAAGCTTTAAATGATATTATCGAAGAAGGTCGTAAAGTACATTACGTAGAAGAATATGAGAATATTATATTAAGACCTTATCAGCAAGACGAGTCAATTGAGGAATGGGAAATTGAGTATGCTAATGCTGGTATTGAGCTGGTAGAAGATCCAGGTATGTTCGGGCATAAGTTGTACTATTATGAAATAGATACTATAATGTATTCAGATAAGCATGAAGCAGCAAAGAAGCATAAGTGCTCATCTACTACGGTTGTAAATAGAAGCAGGTCAATTAAGTGGCCAACATGGAGTGAATTTAAATATGATTTCAAGTCCGAATAAACATATGGAGCATTTAGAAGATAACGTTATTAATAATGGCGTAGTCGGCGCTCGTGACTCTATTAAGTTTCTGCAATCATTACGTAATATGCTAAGCGGTGATTCTACTCAAGCAGTTAATACTACTGTTAAGTGGGATGGTGCACCAGCTGTTATTGTAGGTAGAAAAGAAGGTAAGCTCTTTGTAGCTACTAAATCATACTTTAGTAAAGATTCTAAGTATTATCAATCTGTATCAGATATTAATAAAGCTGATATTCCTGAGGACTTAAAATATAAACTTAATGCATGCTTATACTATCTTAAAGATCTTAAATGCGATAAAGTAATTCAAGGTGATCTATTATTTACTAATAAGGACTTGCATATTACTACTATCGATGGTGAAGAGATGATATTATTTCACCCTAATACTATTGTGTACGCAGTACCTAAAAAATCTGCTCTAGGTCAAAGTATATTAAAGAGTGCTCTAGGTATAGTTTGGCATACTGTATACGATGATAATAATGCTGATTACGATTTCAATATTAACATGGTTAATAAACTTAAAAACGTCTTTATGATAGATGCTAACTATCATGATGTATCAGGTACAGCTACATTCACTAAGAATGAAAATAAAGAAGTAACTGAGATACTCTCTAATGCTGGTAAAGTGTTTAAAAAGATAGACTCTAGGTTACTTAATAATATAGCTTTAGATAAGCATTGCGTAAGTATGATAAAGATACATTATAACTTAATGGTACGTGATGGTAATATTGTAACCGATAGTCGTAAGCATGTTAACTCCTTGCAAAGGTTTTTAAAAGATAGAGCTGCGAAAGAAATCGATGCTCTTAAAACCGATAAGGGTAAAGAGAAGAAAGAAGATACCTTAGCGAACGTTCTGTTTCTTGCTTCTTGTTCTCCTATGAAGTTACAGCCTATCTTCGAGTTGCAAAAACTCTTAGTTGATGCTAAGTTACTTATTATTAAGAAGCTGAATAATGCTGCTAAGCTTAAAACGTTTCTTAAGACCTCTAAAGGATATAAACTAACTGGAGAAGAAGGATACGTTGCTATTAGTAATGGTAACGCTGTTAAATTAGTAGATAGATTAGAGTTTAGTTACGCTAACTTCTCTGATACTATTATTAAAGGATGGAATAATGACACAAGAAATTAACTTTAATGATCAATCATCGGTAGACTTCGTTAAGAAAGCTATCATGGCTACTACTATAAATTGGTCTGTTGTAGAGAAATGGGTTAAGAAACTTGGGTATAGCGATGCTGAAGAAATGGTATTCGATTACTCAATAGACTCAGAACTTGTGTTTAAAAGAGGTGTTAATAGGTCTATTAGTCATAGAGGTATACGTATCAACTTAGAGAAGATGTTAGACTGTGGTATAAGCAGTGCTGACGAGATGATTAGTAATGGACTTAAACTAACTAAACTGCAGCTCAAGCAGATAGAAGAAGCTAAAGAAGAGTCAGAAGATTGGGAACAAATAACTGGACTTTAACTGTGTTTGACGCTATAATAAAGCTAAATATACTCGAGACAGGTAAGGTTAAATACAAACCCTGGAAACAAAATTATGAAAAAAGCATTAAAAAGTAAAGTTTCAACTACTGCATCAGGCAAGCCAAAAGACGAAATTGTTCTCAACCCTGCACATACACGTGAAAAAAAGTCTGGCATGAATTTTTCTGAAGCAATTACCGATACCGCAGTCGTAACCTTCGGGCGAATGAATCCACCCACCGTGGGACATTTAGCCTTAGTTGAAAAAATGCTCTCCATATCCCTAGATGAAAGGGCGCAGCCGTTAATCTTCCTGTCTCACTCTTACGATCCTAAAAAGAATCCACTCGCTTACGAAGAAAAACTATCGCTAGTTAAGAAAGCCTTTGGTGAAGAATTTGTAGCTGAATCGAATGCTAAGAATATGTTCGATATGCTTATCGAAGTTAATAAGAATTTTAAAAACGTTATTGTTGTTGTAGGCGAAGATAGAATTAAAGACCTAGAACGAATAACATCTACCTATAATGGTAAAGACTTTCATTACGAAAGTATGCAAGTAGTCAATGCTGGTCTACGTGATCCAGACTCAGATGGCATAGAAGGTATGTCAGCATCTAAGATGCGTGAGCTGGCTGTAGAAGGCAATTTAACAGAATTTAGAGAAGGTCTTCCTTCGCAACTTCATGCCTCAGCTGAAGTTATTATAAATATGATAAGAGAGGGAATGAACTTGTCAGAAGAACTAAACAAAATATTCGAAACTTACCTAGATGAAGCGGGCGTATTGTCCGTGGCGGGCCGAAGAAAAAAGGCCGTAGCAGCCAGGAAATATAAATCCAGGCTGAAGATCGCAAGAAAGAGAGTACAAAGACGTATAGCTCTTAATCCTAGGTTAAAGAAAAGAACGGCTCGTGCTTCAATTAGAATCATGAGAAATCGTTTGGCTGGTGGTAGAGGAAAATCATACTCTAAATTATCAGCTCAAGAGAAGTCAAGTATTGATCGCAGAGTAAGAGCTCGTAAGAACATTATCTCTAAGCTATCATCAAGATTACTTCCACAAACAAGAAGAAAAGAATTTTCAAGATTTAAATCATTTAGAGAAGCTGCAGAGAATATTAATTCAAATTTTGAAACAATGCTATCTGAAGGTGCTGGTCTTTGGCATAACATCCATAAGAAAAGAAAAGAAGGCAGACCAATGCGTAAGCCTGGTTCTAAAGGTGCACCAACTAAGCAAGATTTTAAAGATGCAGCAGAGTCAGTAATAAA